AGCAGTGAGTCAGTATTGGCCGTTAAATCTGCTTGTCGTTTAGTTAGATCAAAACGAAGGCTGTATACGCCATCGGGCGTAGGGCCAACCAAAACCTGAGTATCGCCGTTACTGTCTAGACCGTTGTAGGTAAAGTACTTAGGCGCACCTTCTACTGCGTTAGAAATGTAAAGCGCATCGTTAAACCAATCTTTAGTCTGATACTCCATAAAACAATTTTGAGTATCGTTGATAACCGACATGACTTTTACGTTGTCGCCACCACCCGTTAGTGAATAGGTGTTGTCCGAAGCGGTCGTCGAGATCGTGAGTGTTTCTCGTAGTGCAGACCAGTCTGCCGCCTGACCTACTAAGGTCTTAGCGTCGTTAATAAAGTCACCGACCATCTTAACGTAGGTGGTGCTTGTAACAGATGTGGTCTCTTCTTCTCGAAGCCGACGCAACACGCTGTTCATTAAGTTTAGGTATGTCATACGTTTCTAGCGCCTCCGGTAAACATGCCGATTTGTAGTGGTGTCGCAATCTTACGTCGAGTAAGGCCCTGTCTAAACTCTTTAAACTCTTGAGGTTGAATTGGGGTAAGCGCGGCTATTTGTCCAGGCATCATGGCTTGCTGTGCCGCAAGACCCATTAGTCCAGCGCCTAACCCTTCGCCTAACCCAGCAACGCCCTCGCCAAGACCTTCAAGACCTTGGCCAATTCCGGCTACATCTGACATTAATCCGCTAACTTGACCGCCTAATGCGCCTAGCTGTCCTGTAATGTCACCAAACTGGCCGGTTACGCTTTGCTCAAAATCACTCTGTGCCTCTTGCTGACTAACTTGTCCTTGTCGTAGCCCCTCAATATCTACATTTACATCGGCAAACAAATCGTTAACAGTGCCGCCAAACTCTTCAAACTGACGACGAGTGTTTTCGTCTAACTGACTAACATCGCCCTGAACATTAATAATTGATTGCTGTAGATCACGACGCTCTTCTGCCGCTTCAGCCGCTTGAATTGTTGCACTAGCTTGATACTGCTCAAATGCTTCCTGCTGACTAACTTGGCCCGCACGTAAACCTTCGATATCTACGTTAACGTCAGCAAACAACTCATTAACGTCCTCGCCAAACTCTTCAAATTGTTGGCGTGTTTGTGCATCCAAACGATTAACGTCACCACCCACTGCAAGCAATGCCTGCTGTAAGTCTCTGCGCTCTTGCTCTGCGGTTTGCTGTCCTGCCGCAATACCAGCAATAGATTGCTCTAGTTGGTTTTGAACATTGTTTATGTTTGTCCCAAGCTGGTTAAGCTGATTGTTTAGCGCACCTTCTACAGTAGATAGCTGTCGTAATGTATTGGCCTCTACGCCTGTAATTTGTGAAAGCAGTCTAGCCTCAGCGTCTGTTAATTGACGTGCCTGCCCTGCGGCTTGTGCGGCAAGCGCTTCTTGCAATTGACGACGCTCATCAGATGCTTGCTCTAAACTTCGAGCCGTTTCTTCCTGCGTTGTTTGAATTTGAGACTGAAGATCGGCGCGCACTTGATTAATGTTTGTTCCAACATCAAGTAGCTGTTGTTCTAAGCCGGCTTCAGATGCCGCCATTTGCTGGAGAATATCAGCCTCAATGCCTGTTAACTGAGAAAGCAAACGTGCTTCAGCGTCACTTAGTGCTGTAGCCTGGCCTAGTGTTGCGGCTTCAAGCGCTTCTGTAAGACTGCGCTCTACCTCGCTTACTTCTCTTTGAACGCCAAGAATAGACGTACCTAGCTCATCTCGAACTGAATCAAGGTCAGTCCCTATATTTTGTAGTCGGGCATTTAGTCCGCCTTCTACAGTAGATAACTGCCGTAACAAACCTGCCTCTACGCCAGTTATTTCTGATAATAGACGCGCTTCTGCTTCGGTAAGCTCTCTAGTTTGGCCTTCGGCTTGAGCGGCAAGTGCTTCTTGTAAGCTGGCTTCTACGTCACGCACTTCACCACGAACACCCTCAATAGATGTGCCTAACTCAGACCTTATGTTTTCAAGGTTTGCTTCAAGACCCTGCTGTACATTGTTTACAAGCTCATTAACTTGCTCTTCAGTAACAGAAGGCGGGAATTCAAGATTATTGATTGCTGTTGAAACAATCTGCTCAACCTGCTCAGGCGTTGTTGTTGCTGGCAAATTAGCAAGCTGTCCAGAAATAATTTCTAAAACTTGCTCTGGTGTAACACCAGGCGGGAATTCAATACCTGCAACTACTTCTGAAACTATTTGACGTATCTGCTCAGGATCTGCATCTCTGCCTGGCTCACCCTGAGGCCCTTGAGGGCCGGTTTCACCACGCTCACCTGGCGCTCCTGGCGCTCCAGTTTCTCCGGTTTCGCCTTGAGGCCCTTGTTCTCCTGGCTCACCAGGCTGACCAGTTTCACCTTGTGGCCCTGCTGGGCCTTCTGCCCCTGTTTCACCTTGAGGCCCTGGAATAGGTGGTGGCCCACCAGGAAAATCAGGAGTACGACTAGGATCTATAGGCGGTTGCTCTGGCGGTGGCTCAGGGAAGTATTCAGGAAATATAGTTTCAGTAATTGGCGTATCTGACTCTAAACCAGAATCTTCGGCTGTTGTGTCAGCAAAAATATCCGTTTCTTCTTCTTGCTCTTCTTCAGGCTCCGGCAGAGTTGGAGGCTCAATTTCGATAGGAAGATCAAGCTCTGGCTCTTCTTGTGTAGGCTCTGGAAGATCAACCTCAACCTCTGACTCTTCAAGAGGTGTATCAGGCTCTGGCTCTACATCCCTAATAATTTGTATTGCTTGAGATACTATGTTGTTAATTTGTTCTGGAGTGCTTTCCTCGCCTTCTTCTAACTCATTAACCGCTTGTGCCATGTTCATGATGACATTAGCGTTATTAAGAGTTGAAGCGGCTTGACTTACGGAATAGCCCGTCTGCTCAAACTGATTAAATACTTGAGAAGCAACTTGAAGACTTTCGCCTAAGTTACCTAGCGTTGCTTGCTCCGAAAGAAAGTTAGCAAACGCGCCTGTAGCCTCGCCTACCATTAAGCCTATAACTAATTCTATGCCGGCTTTTATGTAAGGAGTGGCTGAGTCATCTACTTCATAAATTTCTGCAGAATTAAGACCGTTAAACTGAAAGACGTCTCCATCGTTATTTTGAAATATAAGATCTACATTGTGATCTTGCAGTAACTGTTGATACCCAGGAAGGGCATTCATAGCCTCAAGAGCAGTTCTAATGTCAGTTGTTCTATTTTGATTTGCGTCTATTAAAGCAGTAGACCCCGAACGCATATCCTCTTCTTCCATACCATAGTAGTAACTGGTAGGGTCGCTAGTTGCGTCGTAAGTTTCTCCTGTAGTGCTATCTAGTCTTCCAATATCCCACCAAGCAATTTCTGGATTGTCTTCTGCAAGAGCAAGCATTCCATCCATGTAGGAAAGATAGTTATTAAAATCACCAAAAGTTCTTTTAAGATCAGAGTTTTGATTAAATTCTATTTGAAGCTGAGACTGCGTTAAAAAATTAACTTGTTGGTCTTGCCATGATTCTCTCTGAGCGCCACTGCCTAGGTCTCTTGTAGAATACATATATGGATATATAGCTTCTTCTTCTTGCCTAACAGGAGTGGTAGTAGGAGTGTCTGTTGGCGCTGTTTCAACTTCTTCTACAGCATTGTCATCAAAACCAATTGGGCCAGTTTCACCAGGTTGTCTTTTTGTAGGATCGCTATCAGGAATACCAATAGGGCCTGTTTGCTGTGGTGCTGGTGCAGGCTCTTTTGTATCTGGTAAAGGCTTAGGTGGCGCTAATTCTGCCTCAGGTTCGGGCGCTGGTGCAGGTGTTGGTACTGGAGCGTTAGGATCAAACGGCCCAGACTCTCCTGGCATTTGCTTGGGCGGCGCACTAGGCGTACCGACAGGGCCTGTCTGTTTAGTAGTAGGCGCAGGCTTTGTAAGCATGCCTTCCCTACCTGCTATAGGCATATAGCCAACAGGAGTAAACTCAACAAGTTGCCCGTTTATTCTTAAAATGTCGCCATATCTTGCCATTTATCTTTCCTTACTTAGATCCTGACTTACTAGCACCAAAGTAAAAACTCACCACAGAAGACACGATGCCCCCGAGATAACCCAGCACCAAGTTAACGACATTGAGGTCGTTGTCATCAGCAGGCTGGAGAGTAACGAGCAAAACATAGCCACCAAAGAGCAAGATAGACATAATGGCAATCGCTCTTGCTGTCCAATCTTCTGAAAAAGATTCCCTTGCATGTTGTATATCCTTCGTTTCTAACGCGAATACATCAACTTCAAGCTCTTTCATCCTGACTTCAAAGTCAAGTTCAGCTTTCTTGATTTCAGCTAACTGTTCTGGAGTAGCCTGCTGGAGGGCCTTCTCGATCTTCTGAGGCGTAGGATCACAACCCAGTACATCTGCCAGCATAGTAGCCGCCGCGCCCCCTACAGGGCCTCCTAGGGCCGCTCCGAGGGTAGGAGCAAGATCACCTATTAAACCTTTGATTGCATCAAACTTCATGAGAAGTACTCCACTGCACTAAGGCAAGCGATAATAAATGGATACATAGCTAACAGCATCCGCTCAATCTTGTTAAAACGCTCGGCACCTTGGTCTAAACGCTTTTCCATCATTTCGCGCATAAGCCGACATTCAGCTTCATGTATCTCAATGCGGCGCAATGCCTCTTCTGCTGTATCCATTAGTTACCACCTAGCGGGTTAGTTGCGTCTATAGCCATCCATAGATCATCCATATCCCGTTCAAATCTTTTTAAACGATCATCAATCGTGCTTAAAGAATCTAGCTTCCCAGACACACGTAACTCTGTCTCTGATGACGTCTTTTCTACTGTGCTAATACGGTCACGTAGATCTAATAATTCTTGCTGTGCATCCATAATCTGCACAAGGTTAGCGCCAAGCTCTGCAAGTTTGCCTTGTAGATTTTCTACATCAGCCGCTGTCATGGCCTGCTCCATGTTTGACAGCTTCTTATCCATATCCTGTAAGCGAATAGTGTTAGCATCGCGCAGGTCGTTAAAGCGTGTTGCCAGAGCGTCAGCCTGTGCTGTAGCCGAGATCACCGCTTCAGACTGCTCATTCAATTCAGCAAAGAACTGAGACGCCGCCCAGATTCCGCCACCAATTGTTGAACCAAATGTCAGCACAATAGCAATCCAAACACCCTTAATGGACGTCCCGCCGACATTAACTTCTAAGTCTTCAAGGGCCACCGTTCAAACACTCCTGTTGATTCTCAGCAAACCAGCAACCACCTTCGGGGCTAGTAGTCCAGAAATCTTGCGTTTCCGCTCTAGTCAAAACATCTTCAGGCGATACAAAGTAGTTGCCTACCTGCAAACCCTGAATAGTGCTACCACCATCAAACGACACCCAAACCGCTGTTGTGTCTAAATCAAAAAACACAGAAGCCGCTTCTTCATACGTCACACGCAAATCAAATGCCATGTCATTAGCTTGCTCTAACAAACCTTCATCACTAGCAACTGCCATGTATGCGGCGGCCACCTGTATTGCTTGCTCAGTGTTAGATAGAGCATCGTTGTAAGCCTCAATCTCCTCATCCTGTAACGTCACATCGTTAGCACCCATAAATTCTTGTAGTGCCATAGCTTCACGTTCATCTTCTGCCGTCTGTGCGTCTTGTGCCATTTCATTAACGGTTGCAACCATAATGATGGTTTGTGCCGCCTCTATATATGCATCGATCATTTCTGATACTTGATCCATGGCTTGATCCGCTTGATCCTGAAAGTACTCCTCTGCCCCAGGATTGTATGTGTAAGTAGCCGCCATAACCGCAGAGACAGCCGCGTTATAGGCATTCTGTTGTTCAGTAGTAATGTGTCCATCTTTAGCCATGGCTGGAGCAATGTAACCTTGACCGGCATAAGACTCACCACCTGCAATTGTTTTAATGCCATAAGCAAACGTATCTCTTATGCTCTGAGAAGTGTTTACGAGATCATCAATTTCTGTCGCGTTTAGTGGAGCGGAAACGTTCGCTAAGACTATCGCCACTAGAATCTTGCTCGCTATCTTCATTACCACCCCCAGCTAAAAGCCTGTCGTAAAAGTCTGATGCTTCTGCATAATCAGGAATCCATAATTCAGGATTTTTTTTTATGGCTAACAGTGCATTCTTTCCTACCAACAAACGTCCTGAGCGAATGATTGGACAAGGAGTTGCACTCATAAACATAGCTCGCCATACCTGCGCGTTCTGACACATAAGGCTTACACTAGCTACCTTCATGCCCATGTTAGAAAGCGTGATCGCGTTAAGCCTCCGATTACACTCTTCATCCTGGCGATACATGCCAGACGACAAACCAATACCAACTAACTGAACACCACCCGATATCGATTTAAGACACGACTGTGTTCCGTTACTCATTAACGAGGGGGCTATGGCTGTGCTTGCCGGCATAGACCGTGACCCCGCACCGTTAAATGTTTTAGTGACATTGCCGTTGTTTGAGTTAGACGTGTTTAAGTCACCCTCAATGTTAGTGTCATCCCCACCAATGTCTGGTTCATACTCGCCATCATCTCTGACTGGCGGAGGATCTACCTCAGGCACTGGATCTATTTCAGGAGTGTCCTGCCCAAAAACGGGACTAACAACACTAATCAACAATATCCATAAACATTTTTTTACATTGTTTACCACGGCATACCGTCAGCAGACACAGGATTCTTTTGTCCTTCAATGTTAGCCGTCAGTGCCGCTTCAGTAGCACTCTGGTCTACCTCTGCGTGTACCCAGCCCATAACAACTTCTTCTGTCAAGC